TAATCAAATCTTTGGAGAAATTATCTAGTACAGGAGTTCCGGTCTCACTGTCGTGTTTCTTTTTGTTTGATGGTCCATCATCCATTATCTCGTTCATAATATCTAATTTTTGTAAAAATATAGTAATTTGATTTATAAATTCAACAGTGTCAGTTTGTCACAGATGATATGACATTTTGTCAGTTTTTTGTATTGGCACACAGTTTGCTAATGGTGTGCCAAAATAAACCTATAAATTATAAAAATTATGTTTAACACAATTTCTTTATTCAGTCCAACATTTGATGAATTGACAAAGGACTTTTTAGAATCAACGAGGAAGAATTATTATTCGACCGATTATGAAACCCATAAAACTGAGGATGGTATGTATTATTTATTTAATGTACCGGGGTTTAACAAATCAAATCTAAAGGTAGAAGTCGAAAGTTCAAAACTTTTGATTGATGGTAAAAGAGTTCAAAAAACATTACATGGTGAAAGAACAAAGACATTTCAAAAAACTTATGAGTTGGGAAATAAAATTGATATCTCAAAACTTGAGGCAACAATTGAAGATGGAATCTTAACAATTTTCATCCCTACTCCAAGCGAAAAGGAGATAAAGAAAAAAATCTCACTTCTTTAATTTTGGTTATCACAAAAAACCCCTCCCAAAAGAGGGGTTTTCTTTTTTTATTCTATATTTATTTTAAAGGTAAAAGTTATGGCAATTTTAAAAGAAGAAATTAAAGGTACCAAAATTATTAACGATATTCAGTCATCAAATATCAAACATACTGAGTATGATACTGAAACAAAGTCGTTGGAAGTTATTTTTAATAATGACTTAAAATACATTTATGAGGGAGTTCCCCACCAAGTTTATACACAATTCAGAATGTCTGAATCTCAAGGTAAATTCTTTAGCACAAAAATATCCAAATCATACCCTTATAAAAAAGTATGATTGAGAGATATTTATAATGTGATGGAAAACAATGGTATTTTAAAAAGTTTTGATTTACAGGATGATTTAAATCCAAAAATTTGGAAAAAAAATTCAAAGGGGTCTTATATTTTATCATCAGAGGTTCGGGAAAAACTTTTGGAAATTGCTTATGAATTTATTGAATCATTAAAAGTTGATATAGTCGTATCAGACGTACATTTAACAGGGTCACTAGTTAATTTTAATTGGTCCAAATATTCGGATTTTGATTTACATATTATGGCCGACTTCAATCAATTTCCAAAAAAAAGTTTATCACTTTACGAAGAATTATTTAAATTAAAAAAAACAATATTTAATTCCGAGCAAAATATTAAAATATACGGATATGATGTTGAGGTGTTTGTTCAAGATGACAATGAAAAAGGACATTCGGCTGGTATTTTTTCTCTAATCTCAAACGATTGGGTACAAAAACCTAAAAAAGAAAAATTTGAATTAGATAAAACTATTTTGAACAAAAAAATAGAACAGTGGAAAGATAAAATTGATGACGTTCTTGAATCTGCAAAAGATGAGAAGGATTTCCAAAAATCAAAAAAATTGATTAGTAATCTTAAAGAGAAACTCAAGGATTATAGAAAAATTGGTTTAGAGAAGGGTGGAGAAATGTCTTATGAAAATTTAGTGTTCAAATACTTGAGAAGAAGTGGACACATCGAGAAATTGTTTAATTTCAAAAAAGAGAGGTTAGATAAAGAACTTTCATTAAATGAACAAGACGGTAAAAAAGACATAATAAGTAAATTAAAAAAAATTCTTAAAATAGATAAAGATAACGGACAAAAAATAGACGACCCGAAAAAAGCGGACGTTGTAGATGCTGATGTCCAAGAATTATATAATAATTTAGAATCGATAGATAAAGACGTAAATCAACAAAGTATAGGAGAATATTCTTATCAGAAAAATGTTGAATCGATACAAATCGCTTTAGAATTGTTGGGTTATGATTTACCGAAATTTGGTGTTGACGGTCTATATGGTCCTGAAACCGCAAGTGCTGTTGAAGCATTCAAAACGGACAATTTAGGAAAATTAGACTCCGAAACCGAAAAAAGTGAATTTGTTGACACGGAAAGTTCCACTATATCTCCACCTGTCTTACCTTTAAGGATAACTTCAGGATTTGGTCCAAGATGGGGTAGAAATCACCAAGGAATTGATATCGGGGTTTCATCTGGAACCGAAATAAAAGCACCCGCAAGTGGTGAAGTTATGCACGCCAAATTTGGCTCTAAGAATTGTGGAGGTATTATTTGGATAAAACATGCGGATGGTTATGAAACCAAATATTGTCATTGTAAACAAATTAATGTTTCGCCAGGTCAAAAAATAAAAAAAGGTCAAATCATAGGGTTAACCGGTGGAGGAAAAGGAGATAAAGGTGCCGGTAATTCAACAGGACCTCACTTACATTTTGAAGTTATTCAAAATGGTAAACATCTTAACCCTGAAAATGTTATAGACAAAAAAAACATAGGAAAATATGAGAGTTTATCTGTGACTAATTCAACCGCAACTCTTCAAACTATTAATATTTTAATTTCTAAGTTAAAATCAAAAGGTATTACGTCAGATGATTTGAAACCCTTTGTTGATATTTCAAATACTAAACCTATAAAAATTTCTGAGGGAGAATTATCTAATTCTAAAGATATTATAGATTTCTTGAAAGAAAAAGGATTATCGGATGAACAAGCGTCAGGTATTGCGGGAAATTTATTTATTGAATCTCGTTTTAAAACCGATGCTTTAGGGGATAATGGGACTTCTTTTGGGTTGGCTCAGTGGCACGCAGATAGATGGGATAATTTAAAAGAATTTGTGAGAGATAATGACTATGACATAAACTCTATGAATGGTCAATTAGAATTTTTATGGTATGAATTGAAAAACAAATATTCTAGTGTGTTGGATGAGTTAAGAAAAACGTATACCCCTGCTGACTCCGCAACGGTCTTTGCTAGTAAGTATGAAAGACCAGCCAGTAAGAACTATTCAAAAAGAGTCCAATCTGCAGAAAATTTATATGAAAAATATACAGGTAAAAAAATTATCAATAAAGATACTGATGCTCTCTCTAATGAATTTACAAGTAGAAATGATTTACCACCTGATATACAATCGGCAATAAAAGATTTAGAAAAAGAATTGTCAACTAAGATAACAAATAACCAACTAAAACTTGAATTTAGTCAGGAAGGAAATTGGAGGGTTGATGCAGGTTCAGTAGATACTGAGGCTAAAAAAAATATAATTAGATTAATAAGTGATGCTAAAAAACAATTTGGTAACAAGATTACAAATGGTATAATATCGGGTTATAGAAGTTATGATGACCAAGTTAGAAATTTTGCAAATAAAGTAAAATCAGGAAGAAGTATATCTAATGTCCAATCAGTAACAACAATACCTGGTTTTTCAGAACATCACACAGGAAAGGCTTTTGATATTTTTAGTGTAGAACCAAGTTGGTGGGATAGTAATCCTGAAATTAAAAAGTGGGTTGCTCAGAACTCCAAAAAATATGGATTTGACGTAACATATAAAAAACAAGGTTCTTTGAGAATTGCCGAACCTTGGCATTTATTTTATGTTGGAAATCAATCACAATCAGCATGAAACTAAGTATTATAGAATAAAAAAAACAACATAACTTATTAATAATTTTAAAATAAAAAAATAATCTTAATAATCGATATATTTATAGAAAAATATTAAAACTATGCCAGGATTTTACGTTTCAGCTTGTACAACATATACCGCAGGTACATATACTTACTTGACAGGTACTTTTTCGGGAGGTTCGAATACCGCTACTTTGCGAACTCCATATCCTATATACACTGACGTAAATAATTGCGTTGTAATCCAAAGAACGAGTGTTGCCATAGGCGGCTTCGATGGACTTAACTCTTAAACAAAAATAAAATCATAAAAATGGGAAAACTTAAACCTATAGGAAGTGAGAAATTAGAAGGAATCGAAAAAATCCAAAGAATTATGGAAATTGCTCGATATAATGAGAATACGCCTAATCCAATTAATGAGGTGAATTCAAATCATTATAATATTAAATTAGTTGATGGAAACACATACCATATTGAAAAAGAAAAAAACGGTTATGTTATAAAAAAATCAATTAATGAAGGTCAGGTCGATTATATCGAACCTATGAAGAATAGAAGACATTACCCATCATATTCTCAAGCTTTCAAAAGATTAAATTTAATCGTGAAAGAAATTAATGATTTATATGGTAATGATTCTAACGTTTCATTATTTGGTGAACAAAAGAAATTTGTTCTTAAAACACCAAAACCTGAGCCATCTGCAGAACCAATGGATTCTGCTCCGTCAGCACCTGCCCCGGCACCTCCACCGTCCACAGATATTCCATCTCCAGATATGCCTTCACCTGAAGGAGAATCGGACATGCCTCCGATGCCTGATGATGAAATGCCTGATGATATGGATGGTATGGGTGATGATGAAATGCCTGATGATATGGATGGTATGGGTGATGAAGAAACTCCTGAAGATGAAGGAGATGAAATGGTTTCATTCAAAACAATTCAAAAACTTACGGGTAAATTAGCTCAGAAGTTAAGAAAATTAAATCAAGGTGAGGAACCAATTTCATCAGATGATACCAAATATGTGTTGAATTCTGTTTTATCTGCATTGGATTTATCTGTCTTGTCTGATGAGGATATGGAAGATATTATAAGTAAACTTGAAGATTCTGAGTTCGAATCTGACGACGAAAACGAAGAACCGTCTGATGATATGGATGGTATGGGTGATGAAGAAATGCCTGATGATGAGGACGCTCCGCCGCCACCATCTTCAGATGAAGAATTACCCGAATATGAAATGAGTGAAGAAGAAACCAATGAATATATAGAAGGTATGATTGGTGGAGCATATGATTTAGGATTTAGTGACACACCAAAGAAAAAAAGTAGTTTCAATTCTAAATTAAGAACTCATATGGGTGAAATGATGGAAGATGATGAAATGGACAATGTTTCAAATATATTTGATGGTGTTTTTTCTGAATCAAAAATTGATAATATAATTAAATCGTATTTTGTAGAAACTGAAAATGAAAAAAAATTCATTCAAGAACAAAAACAAAATAAATTCTTAAATGAAAAGGTTAAAAAAATAAAAATTATGAAAGAAGTTAAAAACTTGTCAGAATCTTATAGACAAGAGGATATTTCATCAAAATTTTTAGACAGACATACAAAGGCACAATTCATCGGAAAAACTAATAAGAAAAATTTAGTTTTTGAGGTGAATGGTAAACAATACAAAATCACCCCAGACGGAGCAATTCTATGAGTTATCTAATTTATGTTAATGGGCTTGGGCCAAACTATAAAGGTGATAACATTTATGAATTTATCTTTTCAGATGTTAAAGAAGAAGTTTGGGGAGAAGGTTGGGAATCAAAACCATCTAATGGGAATCCTCTACCCCCTAATATAGAGTTCATACGTAAAGTCGGGGTCTTGAAAAATGCAGAGATAAAACTCTCATTGATTCAGGACTCCGATTTTTTTTCAATGATTGACTCGCTTGATGATGTAATTGCATTGGCTTGGGAAAGTGATGACTCTGACATAAATTTCGACATCGAAAAAAGATTAGTTTTCAGATACGGTGAAGACGAAAAGAAAATAAAAGATAAACTATATGAACGAGATATAGTATTAGAATTTGATAAACAAGTGGTTTATGAAAAAGAATAAACTAGCATTTAAATTAATTGATATGGGACTCAAAGCAGAAACATTATCCAACTTAACAGAATCTCAATTAAGATTATTGTATAATAAATTAAACGAACAACCAAGCCCTGGGGTTACAAAACAACAAAAAACTGTGACTTCATATAATGTGCCCCCAAATCAAAAAACGATGATACCGGGGACGAACGTTGAAGTATCGACTGAAGGTGGAAAAACTTCTGTAACACCTATGGACTCTGAAATGAAAGAAGGTAAAAAGAAATCAAAAAAATACAATCCTTGGGCAATCTGCACTGCATCTGTAGGTCGTGATGATAAAGAAAAATACGAGAAATGTGTGATGGATGTTAAGAAATCCATTAAGGAAGGAAAAGACCCTGTAAATTTGTTTTTGGAAGAAAAGATTGTATCTTTGCTAGAGAAACACATCCAACCAAAAATATCTAAAAAAGATTTCCTACAGATGATATTTGAAACTGACACAGAAACTGCACCTGCGAAACCAAAAGAGAAACAAAAAGGAAAGGAACGTAAGGGACCTTTCGTTGTTCCAAAAGTAAAACCCGCACCAAAGGCTATGGATGAGGCAGAAACAGAAACTGCTCCCGCAAAACCAAAAGAGAAACAAAAAGAAAAGGAACGTAAGGGTCCGTTTAATCCTAAACCAGGACCTAAACCGGCACCAAAAGCGGGTAAAGGTTCAGTACCTACTTGGTTAAAGTGGGATAATTTCGGTCTTAAATTTTAAATTAAAGTCATGGCAAAATATAGAAGAAACATCAGTGAAGCACCAATTGATTACGAAGGTCCTGAAAGAATGGACCCAAGTATTGAAAAAAAAATTACAACTAAAACAACTCCTTACGCAGGACATCCAGGTCTTCCAAAATTAGACCGTGATGTTGTTGAGATAATCTCATCCCAAAGATTCAAACAATCTGTTGAGAATGTTAGAAGATTTATGGGCGATACCTCGTCAATTCAAGGACCACCTCAACAAGTTCTTATGAAGTTAATGCAATCCGCAATGAGATTGTTCCCTAAAATTTCAAGTATTGAAGAAAACCACAAAGAATTTTTGGAAAAATTGGCGGTTGATTTGGTTGTTAAAGAAATGGCAATTCCTGACGGAGCCCTTCAATTTGATGCTAAATTGGAATCGGGTATGATGAGTGCCGCAGAAGGAATGAGAGGAGAATCAGAAGAACCTTCACCTGATGAAATTAAAGATGCCTTTGGTAGTGCAAACGAAAACGCCGACGAACTAGAGGCGTTCATGGATGCCATGGAACAGTTCGACCAACAAAAGGCAAAAAGAAGATTTATTAACGCACTTATTGGTGGGGCGTCCAAAAAAGGTCACTATATGTATCAATTAGTCGGTGAAGAATTAAACAGATTACATCCCGAATTAGTTCGCCTATACGGTATGTCTCAATCTATCTTAGACCATTTATATTGGGTTTATCCTGAAAGTATGTCATCTGCTATGGCGGCCGGTGGTGAAGGTCAAGCAGGTCAGTCAGAAATTGATACTGAAACCGACCCACCTACTGTAAAGGCTCGTGGTATTACTTTCCCAATTTTATTACACGAATTAGTTAAAGGTGTTTTTGAGGTATTGGGAACACACGGATTACCTGACGACCCTCGTCAAGCAGAAATGGTTATGGCTAGTGAAGATACACTCCCTGCTGAGATTTGGGACTTAAGATTAGGCCCTGTTTTTTGGGAGAAATTTACTGCCGCTTATCCTGACGAACTATTCGACGAAGATAAAAAATTCATCCAACATTACTTATTCCAAAGATTCTCGGCACTTGACCCAAAGAAATTTTTCAAACTAACTAAATTCATTTTGTCAGGTGACCCTAAAGGTAATCAAGTTCTTCAAATTATGGTTGATGAAATCGTAGAAGAATTGAAACAACAAGATAGAGATTCTATGTTTGGAAGTAATGATGACGATGAGGATGAAGAACCATTCGTATAATGAATTATACTAAAGAACAAGTATTACTAGAATATGTGAAGTGCGTAAAGGATACCCCTTACGCACTTCGTACATATTTACAAACCTATGATAATACAGTATCGAAATTTGTTCCTTTAGAATTATTTCCTGACCAAGTATCATTATTAGAAGATTACGAAAATTTTAACGAGAATATTGCGTTAAAATATAGGCAAGCAGGAGTGTCTACGGTAACCGCCGCCTGGTCTTCTAAAAAATTAGCCTTTGCGAAAAAAACAAAACCTGAAAAAATTCTCATAATTGCCAATAAACTTGACACCGCTCAAGAAATGGCGAATAAAATTCGTGGATTTGTGAGTCAATGGCCGTCTTGGGTAGATATCGGATTTACCAAAGAAAAAAACTCACAAAGACATTATAAATTAACAAATGGTTGTGAAGTTAAGGCGGTTGCAACATCAAAAGATGCCCTACGTGGTTATACACCAACTATACTAATATTTGACGAAGCTGCATATATCGAGGCTGATGCCGATTTTTGGTCCGCTTGTATGGCGTCCCTATCAACGGGTGGTAAAGTAATTGTTATCTCAACACCAAATGGTCACGACCCAATTTATTATGAGATTTATGACCAATCAAACAGAGCGATGAATGATTTCAAAATCTCTGAAATGTATTGGTATAAAGACCCCCGTTACACAAAAGATTTATATTTAGTTCAAACGGATGATATTATTGATTATTTTTTAAATAAAGAAAATTACGGTCAGGATTTAATTAAGGTAATTGATGATTATGATGTTACAAGTCCTGAACATTATGAGAAACTGAAACATTATATGTCCATTGGATACAAACCATCATCATCTTGGTTTGAATCTATGGTAAAAAAACTAAAGTATGACAAACGTAAGGTTTCTCAAGAATTGGAGTGTAACTTCTTGGGTTCAGGAGATAACGTATTTGATTCAAAAACACTACAAAAAATAAGGGAAAATTACGTTAAGGAACCTCAAAACAAAATGATGTCGAATGCTCTTTGGATTTGGAATGAACCTGTTATGGGGCATAAATATGTAATGGGTGTCGATGTATCAAGGGGTGATTCTGAGGACTTCTCAACCTTTCAAATTATAGATTTTGACACTAGAGAACAGGTTGCTGAATTTGTTGGAAAATTACCTCCTGATATTATGGCCGAAATTTGTTTTAAGTGGGCAAATATGTATTCAGCATTTGTTGTAATTGATATCACCGGTGGAATGGGTGTGTCAACATCAAGAAAAATGCAAGAACTTGGTTATAAAAACTTATATGTTGATGGTGTGGATTACCAAAACAAATGGAAATACGACCCAAAACAAGCCGAAAAAATTCCTGGTATAAACTTTAACTCAAAAAGAGTTCAGATAATTTCTTCGTTTGAAGAAGCAATCAGACACGAATTTAATTTAAAAAGTTCAAGGTTATTAAACGAAATGAATAGTTTTGTTTATATTAATGGAAGACCCGACCATCAAAAAGGAGGTCACGACGACTTAATTATGTCAATTGCAATGGCACTGTATGTTGCTGAATCATCATTTAGTCAATTAACAAAAGTTACTGAACAAACAAAGGCTATGATAAATTCTTGGACAGTCCAAGATGACGATACTCCATCAAAATCTATCGCTTTTAATCCTCAAATACCAAACTTTTCATCAAGATATCAGGACCCAAATCAAAATTCAGGACCATCAAGAGATGATTACATGAAATATGGTTGGTTATTTGGGGGAATGGGATAATATTTATTTAGAACTACAAAACTATTGTTTATCTATTTATAGTTGTAGTTAATTTTATTATATGGAAAATAATCAAAATCTTACAGTTTGGCAAAGGCTGAGCAAATCATTTGGACCCTATTCATTGTTAGGTCAGGACTACCCAACTTATCAGTATGACAAAACAGAGTTATTAAAAACAAACTCAAAACAACAATACGAAAAAGAAAAGTTACAGGCTCAACAAACTTATTACTTAGCCAATCAGTGGACCAAAATTGAGAATAATTTATACACTCAAGCCACTTATTACGAACCAACAAGATTGGCATCATTTTACGATTTTGAATCGATGGAATATACTCCAGAGATTTCTGCTGCACTTGACATTTACGGTGAGGAATCAACTACGGTAAATCAAGATGGACAAATGGTTCAAATTTATTCTGATTCACAAAGAATAAAATCTATTCTAACCGATTTATTTAATAACTCTTTAGATATTAACACAAATTTACCAATGTGGACAAGAAATACTTGTAAATACGGTGATAATTTTGTGTATTTAAAACTTGACCCTGAAAAGGGTGTTGTGGGGTGTATGCAATTACCTAACATTGAAATCGAAAGATTGGAGATGGGTATGGCATCAAAAACTTATAATACTGAATCGGACCCAAAAAACACAGGTTTGAGATTTAAATGGAAGGCTCGCGATATGGAATTTAATTCTTGGGAAATCGCTCACTTTAGATTATTAGGTGACGATAGAAAACTTCCATATGGAACATCTATGTTAGAAAAAGCAAGACGTATTTGGAAACAATTAGTATTGGCTGAAGATGCGATGTTAATTTATCGTACATCAAGAGCACCCGAAAGAAGAATCTTCAAAGTGTTTGTTGGTAATATGGATGACCAAGATGTTGAAGCATACGTAAATCGTGTGGCAAACAAGTTTAAACGACAACAAGTTGTTGACCACAAAACAGGAAATGTTGATATGAGGTTCAACCAAATGGCGGTTGACCAAGATTATTTTGTTCCTGTACGTGACCCAGCACAGGCAAGTCCTATAGAAACTTTGGCAGGTGCTCAGAACTTAGCAGAAATTGCGGATATCGAATATATCCAAAAGAAATTATTAACTGCACTTCGTGTTCCAAAAGCGTTTTTAGGTTTTGAAGAGCCTGTTGGTGATGGTAAAAATCTATCATTGATGGATATTCGTTTTGCAAGAACAATTAATAGAATTCAAAAAAGTATGTTGGCTGAAATGAATAAAATCGCCATCATACATTTATTCTTATTAGGTTTTGAAGACGAATTAAGTAATTTTACATTAGGTCTTAACAATTCATCAAAACAAGCCGATTTATTGGCGGTTGATGTTTGGAAAGAAAAAATGTTATTATATAAAGATGCGGTAACTGCGGTTGAAGGAATTGCTCCAGTATCTGTATCTTGGGCTAAAAAACATATTTTAGGATTTTCAGACCAAGAAATCCAACTTGATTTACAACAACAAAGAATTGAGAAAGCAGTTGCCGCAGAACTTACAAATACCCCGACAATTATTGTTCACACGGGTATATTTGATAATGTGGATAAATTGTATGGTTCTCAAACAGGTACTACCGCAGCGGCGGGAG